TCAATCTATAAACCAAGCTAATATGGGTGCTGCAAACTCAGGTGCTTTTGGAGGAGCAAGGCAAGGAATTATGCAAGGTGTTATGGAAGGAGAAAAAGGAAGAGCTGTTGGTGAATCATTAGCACAAGGTTACGGACAAGCTCATAACTTATGGAATCAAGGAATTGCCAGAATGATGGGGGCTGGTTCAGTTCAACAGCAACAAATGCAACAACAATCAGATGCTAATTACCAAGCATATCTACAAAATAGAATGGATCCATATCAACGTTTGGGTTTCATTGGTGATGCATTCTCTGGTACACCGTCAGGTCAAATGGCCATGACAATGGGTACAACCCCCACGACTAATCCTTTATCACAAGCACTTGGTGCAGGTTTAGGTATAATGGGAGCAGGAGTAGCATCAGGTTACATGACGTAAGGAGTCACTGTGGTTACAGGCATAGCAAAACTTCTTTTACAACAATCTTTAAAACAAGGATCTAAAAGATTCGCGCAACCTTTGCGTGGAGCTTATGGAAGTAATCCTTATTTTAAAAATTATGTTGATATGATGACTGGTCAACAAGGCTGGAAGAAAGGTGCTGCCGCATGGTATGGCACTGATTACGCAATGGACACTGTGTCGGATTTAATGTTGCCGGAAAGAACACAAGAAGATATTGTAGAAGAAGAAATAGTTATTCCCGCAGAAGAATTAGGACCACCAAAATTTCCTAAAGATGGTCCAGTAGACATGCCACCTGACGTAGTTAAAAAACCTAAGATAATAGACACACCAGATAAAAAAGATACTTCAAATAAAAAAATTCTTGAAGAAGAAAATGAAATGAAAGACGAAGCATTATCTACTAATGGAAATGCAATAGATACTAACACTGCTACAGTAGCAGCTACTAATAGTGAAGCAGCAGCGTCTATTGATAATGACTCTGTTGACAGAGTTAAAATGTATAAAGATATAGTAAAAGAATTCGTAGGTAATGGTGATGAAGGTGCGCGTATGCAAAAAGGCGCATTACTAATGCAGGTTGGTGGAGCATTACTTGCAGGTAAATCTGATGATCCAGGTGTTAGAGGTTTTGTAGATATAATTGGTAAGACTACAATGCAAACTGCACCTATGTTATTTCAAATGGGTGTAGAGCAAGGCAAAGCTGACCGTGAAATAGGTCAAGCTGCTTTACAAATGTATATATCAGAAAGAGATAAGCTTAATGATAGAAGCGGTGACTTTGTCGCTGTTTGGGCAAACGATTATGAAAGAGGAGCTGGTGGAGATATAGTTTATGATGACTACACAGGTGCACCAAAAATAAAAGGTAGAAGATTAGTAGGACAATACCGTGCTAACAGCCCAGAAATGAATTGGTTCTTAGATCAGAATAATGCAATAGGTTATCCTGGTTACACTTTCCAACCTTCTTCTGGAACAGCAGCTGGTGTTTCAGGTTTAACAATGCCAGGTGATGATTCATCAATGATGATAACAGATGCTGGTAAAGATAGTATGCTTAAGTCAGCACGTTATATTAATTCTGCACTTGTTTCCATGGCAAATAATATTATGCCAACAATGATTGAAAACAAAGATACATTAATTGGTGTATCAGGTTGGTTTGGTCAAAAAGTTGGTCCAGCTGCTTATGTTGCTTCTGAATTAGTTAATGGATTTAAATCAGCATGGGGACCTAACTCAATTTCACAAATTACTGATGATGAATTTAAAGTAAACCGAGATAGTAAACTCGGTGAATATTATAGATCTTTATTACCAGGAACTGCCGAAGGTAATGCTATGGATAATAACGTGGAAGGGGGAATGACTTATGCAGTTATGGAAGGTCAATCTTATGTTAATGGTGTAGCACAAACTATGAATATAGGTGGTAATGATGTTCCAGTTTTTATTGATAACGCTGGTAAGTATGGTCAAAAAGGTGCTGCTTATTTAACACGTGGTGGTTTAGAAAAAATATTATTTGATCCACGAAGAGGTCAACTAAGTATCTTTGAAACAACTTTAGGTCTTGCACTTGCAAGAAACAGACAGCCAACTGGTCGTATGTTAGCAGACGTTCTTAAGAGATCATTTGAAGAAACTCAAACTAGAAGTTTATTTGGTCAATCTAACATGCCACAAGTTGTTATTGGTAACTACATGAATATCTACAATGAATTGTATCAAGGTATGTCTAGTCAGTTACATGCTGCAGGATTTATTCCTAATGAAGAATCTCGTACAAGAGGAGATCAAAGACTTAGCTCAATGTACACAATTCCAGGTTCACAAAACATGGCAAATATTTATTACAACTTGCGTAGAAACGATCCATCTTATTCTACTTATGGATTTGATATTCAAGGTCCTGGTATACCTTCTTTTGAATCATTCATGGGTGGTAATACTGCAGTTGTTAGTGCTGATGATCAGCAAACTAACATGAATCTTAATGACGTTTTTGATTATAACCTTAAATTATACGATTAATGGCAGATAGAATAAAAACATATCAGGAAAATGTCTTTGGCAATATGCCCGCGGACCAAGGCCCAGCAGATAAAAAATTTGTAACAACTTCTGATGCGGGCATACCAATGACCGAGGCTCAAAGCATTATTGCTGGAAACCAAAAGTGGGCAACTGATTTACCATTAGCACCTTTTCAAATGCTTGGTAATGCTGTTATGCCTGGTCAACCATTTGGGCAAAGCAATCCATGGTTGATGAGTGAAGAAGATAAAAAAATTCAAGAAGCACGTGAGATAAATTCCGCTGCTTACATGAAAAGAAAAGATGATGTAAGAGATATGATTGCTACCATCTTGGACAAAGCACAAAAAAGATATGAAGAAACTGGTGATGAAAAATATAAAGAGATGGCTCTTAATTCTAAGAAAGAAATTCTTGCAGCTGCTGGTTTAACAGACGCTGATTTCTTACCAGTAAACGCTGACACATATAGACTCTATGATGAGTTTGGTTTGTTTACAAATAACCCTAATCCATATCCAATGGTTGAAGCAGCAGGTTATTTTGGAGCTGGTGTAAAAGGATTTAACTACGGATGGAATGGCGGATTAATTAAAAAGTTTTTTCAAGGAGCAGGAAAAGGATTTGCTAAAGGAAAAGGTGGATGGCTAGGTAGAGTTGCAAGCGGTGTTGTACATGGCGCTGTTGCAGTAGGAGCTGCTGATCTTGGTTACGAAGTTGTGCTAGATGCAATGAACCGTGCAGGTAAAGCAAAAGCTTATATGTCTATGCCAAAAGCTAAAAGAGGAGAAGTTGTTGATAAAACTATTTCACCTTGGCTCGATAAAGTATTACAAATGACTGTAGATCCAGCGTTAGAAAATTTACCCGATCGTTTAACGTTTGGTTCAGAAGGAATCAATAGACCTGGATATGTTAGTGAAAGAGGAGTAACAGATGATTTAACTCCTTATAGATTTAATCCATTTAAAGCTAAACCAGAAGGTGAGCAATCACGTATAGCTAACGCAGTAGATGCAGCTATATTTGATGCAGGTATTAGTTCTGTATTTTTTGGTATTAGACCAGCATACATGGCTTTTAAAAAGTTTGGTGGATGGGCTGGTGGATTAAAGACACCTCCTCCTGGAGCTGGTAGTAAAATATACAAAGGTAAAGATGAAGCAACTCAAGAGTTGTATGAAGACTTTGGTGTTTTAACAGGACCAGAACTTATTGCAGCTGAAAAAACTTTAACAAAATTTGATCCTAAAAATTCTTTATACATAGGTACAAAAGGTAGAGCTGTTAAACCATGGGGTGGTCAAACATTCTTACCTATAAGAGAACCAGTTCAAATGAACATTCCTTTTATTGGAAAAACATTAACACGTTTAGCAAACTCTAAAGCTTTTAACTGGCTTGGTCCAGCATCACATAGATCAGATGATTTTTATCCTGAGTTACAAACAATAGCAGGCACTACTATGCCTAGATTTGCTGTATCAGGTAGACCATACCTTGATGCATATATCAATGCTTTCCAGCGTGTACCAGCAATTGGTAGACCAATACAAGCTACACTTCAAGTAGCTGGTGAAGCACAAAAAGTTAGAATGATGGAAATGGTAGGTAGGTTTGCACCGTATGTAACAACAGCAGAAATGGGTGTTGATTATATTAAGATGGCACAAAAAACTGCGGAAGGATTTTCTAAGAGAGCTAAACAATATGATGAAGAAATTTTAAAAGCTGCTAAGTCAGCAGGTGCTATTGTTGATGATACAACAATGGTTCAAACTGCAAAGAACATAATATTTAAAAATCAAAAAATGGGTGCATTAGAATCTGATTTTTCAAACTTTTTACAAAAACATATTCTTAAACCACCGGAAGGATGGACACCAGGCACAACATTATTAACACCAGGAAAAAGAACTGTTGGTGATATGTATAAATTAAAAAGATTACTTGATACTAATTATACTAAATGGTCCAAGAGCCCAGAGATAGGAACTATTTCTGATGATATTAATCAAATGTATAGATCTTTTGAAGCTGACATTGGTAGCTTAAACAAAACACCTTTTGCAAATGTATCTAAATTATGGACAGAATATGAAAACTTTTTAGCTAATGGTATGTTAATATGGGGAACTGATGCTGGTAAAGCACTTGGTAATGTAAAAAGATTTGGATGGAATATAGCTACAGACACACCACAAAAATCAACTAACTTATCTAAAAATTTATGGAACACACTTGCTAAATCAACTGATACTGGTGCATTTGTTGCAGATAATGTTTTAGCATTAAAAAATATTGTAGGTGATAAAGCATACCACAGAGGACTAGGTCATTATTTAGCAAACACATTTAAAAATTCTATGAAGAACGTTGAAGGTATTGAGTTCTTTGATTCAAAAGTAATTAGTGATGCATTAGGAATTGGTAAAGCTGGATCTCCACTTCAAACATTATTTAAAAAAGCATTACCTGGACCACAAGTAACGGACTTTAAAATATTTAATCCTCAAACTGGTAAGTGGGATCATTGGTATGATGATTTATGGGGCAAGATAAATCCTAGTACTCCAAAAGATCAACTTAAAATGGTTCAAAATACACTACCTACATATAAAGATTTTGAAAACTTAACGAAAGTTTTAGATAGAGTATTTAAACATGGTATGCCATCACCAAGCACGTTCCTTGCACGTTCAGCCGTGCTCCAAGGCCCAGGTGGTGCATTAAAACAAAGTTCACCTATGGGTAACATAACCGCAGCTGCTGCTACAGCAGGTGCAGCACATGCTAGTGCAATGCTTGCATTAGTTCCTTTCTTTGGAATGCGTTGGGCAGGTAGAGTTTTTGCTAGCCCAGTCACTATGCGTAACTGGACAGCAGCAATGGACGATACTCTTCCTACAGTTATTCGTATAAGAGCAATGTCACGTTTATTTGAAAGCATGCCTGATGAGTATGAAGAATGGACAGCGACATTACAAGACATGGAAGAAGCGAATAGAAAACGAAACTTATCTAATCAGAATAGAAACTCTATGGCTGATATTGCGAACTCTATTGTTGAAAGTGCACCAAAAGTATTACAAGGTATTGAACAAATGACACCTGATGTTTTAACAGCACCAATAGGAGAGACACTTGGTTATCAAAACCAACCTCAACCTAACATCCAGTATGATGATAGTTATTCAGCTGGTCAAACAACTGGATCTTCTATTACAAATAGTTCAGTTATGAATGCGCCAGCAGCTAGTGCGCTGTATACAGGCAACACGGACCAAGCACTTGCTAATCAATATGGTATGAATGAAGGTGGTGCAGTTGGTGGATTAAATCCAATCATGGGTAATGATGGAAAATTCACTGACCCACAAAAAGGTATAAAAGATAATCCTTTTCTTAAACAGGGAAAAGATAAGGGAGTTATATAATGGCAGTCGAAGATTATAGTTATAGTTGGTCTGCACCAGGACCACCTAAAAATGCTTACGAACAAGCAGCACAAGGCATGATGCAAGCTGGTATTGGAAGTTTGTCAGGCAATCAATATGATGGCCCAGCTTCAATGATGACTACATCACCTGCTGGAAATAATTATTATCAACCTAATTTTAATACAATTAATTCAAATTTAACTAATTATCTAAAAATGAAAAATGATGATGTTTCAAATGTTCAGTATGGCATTTCTGATTTTGTTAATCCTAATACTGGTGATGCAATGAGTTTGTCTAGTGCTTATGGTAATGATTCTTTACCTTTTGCTAGAATGGTATATCCAGATGGTAGTGGATACGAAGAACGAGGTGGCACCACTTATCCTATACAATTAAAAGGACCACAAACTTGGAGAATTAATCCTGGTAAAAATATGGGAATTACTAATCCTAATTTAAAACAAATAACAGGCCTGGAAGAAATTTTTGAGATGGCAGAATTAACTGATGACCAAATAAACTTTATGGGAAGTCCTCTTAACACTCCTGATTTTGGAGGAATGACAAAAGAAGAATTATATAATAAAGTTAAAGAAATGGAAGACAAAGGAATTTTTGGTTTTGGTGCGCAAGAACCTACAACAATTGAAGAATTTAATGAAATGTATGAAAGAATGAAACGTGGTGAAATAGGAAACTGGGTAACATGAGTATAAGAGATACAATTTGGATAGTTGGAATAATCTTGGCCCTTGGTGTAACATGGGGGATGACATCGCAACGTGTTAGTGCAATGGAAAAAGATATGGACCGTATGGAACAAGCCATACAACTATTTACAAAAATAGAATCAAGAATCGCTGTCATAGAGGCAGAGGTTAAAAACATAAATAAAAAATTGGATAGATTATGATTGACATGGATAAACTTTTAGAGTCTGTTAAAAGACACGAAGGATACCGTAACAAGGTATACCTAGATACCCTAGGTAAGAGAACAGTGGGGGTAGGGCACCTCTGCGTTGAAGACTTTTGGGAAGACGGGAAAGAATACGAAGAAGATTTCTTGATGGGTATATTAGAAAAAGATTTACAATCTGCAATTGATCAAGCAGATGACATGTGCAAAGATTTAAAAATATCTAGTGATGCAAAAATTTTAATAATTGAAATGATTTTTCAGCTTGGGGGGAACGGAGTTTCCAAGTTTCGAAAAATGTGGCAGGCCCTTCAGCAAGATCCACCCGATTACGCTGAAGCGTCTGTCCAAATGCTTGACTCACGTTGGGCAAAACAGACACCTAACAGAGCTCAAGAGATGGCAAAACACATGAAGGAGTGTGCGTAAGTGTACGGAATACTTAGTCAGTTATCAAAAATGATGGGGCGCCCAGCTATGAAGCGTGTGTTGGAAATAATTAAAAAACATCCTGACATGCGACCTGTTAGAAATTTAAGAAACCCTAATGTATCTGATAAATCACGACTAGGTGTTGCTAAATTTATGGCTGAAGGTTCTGATAGATATTTAGATCCTCACCCTGGTACCTTTATGAATTATGTAAGAGGTAAAGTTGGAAACGATCCAAATAGATTTAGAAAAGTTTCAGATTACTTTAGAGCAAAGCCAGATGCTAGAAAAGAAATGGACGATTGGTATATGGAAATGGGATCTGATGGTTGGTGGTCACGTGGATTTTTAGATGACATGATTGAAGAAGCAGAGATGTCACCAATGACATTAGAAGATCTTGCAGCTGCAGAGTTATCACGTGTGGGAAAAAAACCATACAGTACGTCAGCAGTTAATAGATATTTAACAAAAGCATTTAATGATTAATGATATCAGGGATATTAAAAGCACTAGCTAAAAGACAGCTAAAGAAAAAAAATCAAGGTATAATTGATCTTCTTACACGTAAAAGAGATTTAAAAAATTATAAAGAATTTGAAGCACCAGGTTCAACTGGAGGATCTGGTAGAATAGAAAATCCAATTCCTCATTTTGTAAATTGGTCAAATCGAAAGAAACCTTTAAATATAAATTTATGGAGGGGAGAAAGTAATGTCCCTACTGAGTCATTAAAAACAGGAATGTTGCATGGTTGGGATTCAAACCCTGGTGGATATTACAGTAACCAAATTATGAAAGCTTTAGATTATGCAGAAGGTGTTCCTACGTCTAGTAATGTAGCACGACTTGGTAAAAATTATAAACCTCAAGATAATTTAGGTGTTATTCGTCGTGGTAAATTTACTGGATCAACGGATGATTTAATGAAAGTTAATGAGGTAAGAAATTACGGCATAGGTCCTGAAGTTAATTTGCCACCTGGAACTTTGAATGATAAAGTTTCATTAATTCCTTCTATTATTGCTAGAATGAGAATGAGACCAGAATTTAAACAAACTTCTATGCTTGATTATATACGACAAGTTTTAAAACAACATAAAGGAAATTTAAGACTTTATAAAAGAGGAGGAATTGCTTCCCTTTAATAAGCTTCTGTGATATAATGTCACAGTGAAAATTATACAGAAATATAATTACGCAGAATTAAAACGTCAAGATGGTGACTCTAGATTATATCTAACACCTGATGGTGAGGCATTGCCCTCAGTTACTACAGTATTAAATAAAACTAAAGACAAAACGTTTTTAAAACAATGGCGTGCTAAGGTAGGAGAAAAAAAAGCTGAGCAAATCATTAAGAGTGCTGGTCAGAT